AAATTGCTTAATAATTTTAATAACATTTTAATATTTGAAAATATTTAATAATATCTAGTTTTACTTATTAATATCTAGTTTTACTTATTAATATCTAGTTTTACTTATTAAATATTTATTATCTACCAGTCCATATTTTTATAATTGATCCATATATTTTTTTGTTATTAAAATCATTAATATACTCATCATAGTGATAACCAAACGATTTATGATGAGTAAAAATTTCACCATATATAGATTTAATATTTTTTAAACCATCATATTCAATTGTAAATAATAATCCCAAAATTCGTTCTAATGCACATCTATCAGATCTACATTTTATTGCATTTACTAAATTACTCAAATTATATTTTGTTTGCAAGTTAATTAAAAAATTATGATTTATATAACATATACCGCCAAAACACAAATTAAAATTGTTTTTTTTACTAATCCCTAATATATTAAGACTATCTCCTATTAATTTTTGTCTAATATTTGAATTATTTTTTAAGTAAGATGATATTCGTAATATATTATTAATATTTTCTTTATCATATTCGTGATGCCATAAAGGTAAAACAGGAAGTTTAAATGTTTCAAACGGAATACGTTTGTGTATAAATACACTATCGTGAATAATTATAGCATTATTAAACCATTTATGTCTCAAATAATATACATATGGCAACAATTCACCTCTACCAGGATACTCTGATTGTATGATAGTTAAATTTTTATATTCAAATTTTGCCTTTACAAAACTATAATTGCTGTTATCATCAATAATAACAATTTTTTTGAAAGGATAACTTGTTCTTATGAGTTTTACACAATGGTTCCAATATTCATTGGTTTTTTCTGAAGTAACGCATCTTGTGATTATAAAACCATAACTCATTTTATATTATTATATTATTATATTATTTGTATAATTAAAATATACAAATAAAATAATTTACATTGAAACTAATAAACTCCCATAATGCTTATAAAATATATGATGGTAATTCATCTATATTTATAATTCGTTCACCCTTTGGCAAATTATTCTTTTGACAAATAAATTTGCTAAATTCTTGACGCTCAAGTTGAGCATTTGGAGTATGATTATGAACACATCGCGAGATCATTTTATAAAGTTTAAAGTCAGGATAACGCTCTACACCATTATTCTTGTAAAGAACGTTTATACCATTATCATCAATACACCATTCAACAATCAATTTTACAATTGGTTCACAATCATTTAAATTCTTTATATTATCAATATCATCGACTACATAATCAAAAATGGAGCACGCTAATCGGCACAAATCAAAACTGAAATTGGGTTCTAGTCGAGGTTTTTTATCGTTGAAGTAGGGTTCGGTATTATATTGTGTTGCCGCATCGCCACCTAATTGGAAACTATCACTGCAGAATATTTTGCCCCCAAATTTATATATAGCGCGTCCGAAGTCTATTATTTTGAAAATTTTGCCAAAAGTGGGAACTTTATAATACTTCTTCTTGTAGCAATAATAAATGAACTTTTGATTAGTATGAACATACATGATATTGTTTGTATGGAGATCATTATGAGTAAATGAAAATGACTTTTGATACGTAATTAAGATCATAATTATTTGCATAAGGGCAGAAAACCATTCGTCGTGTGATAATTCATTATTCATAATTAAGTCATCAAATGTGCTGTCGCAATTTTCCATACAAATAACCTGAACTGGGAATTTGGGTATTGTTAACATTAATGTTTCCTCTTCAATGTCAGAATAATCGCTTGAATTGTCGTCAGAATTGACTAGGTCTTTGTCTTTGTCTGGCTTCTCTGATCCAGATCCAGATCCAGATCCAGATCCAATCATTTCACCACAATCATCACAATCTTCACTAGGTAGTTCAGTATCATTCTCATTTGTATGCGATGTTCTTGAAGAACAAGTTGAACCAGATTTAAGTGTTTCTGATTTTTTCTGTTCAATAATATTAAACTCACTTGAATTCATAATATCAACCAATTCAACATTCATATGTTTTACATCGGCAAGAGTAATCGTATTGCTTTCAAAAATATCATCAAAAATTGTATCATCGAATGATTTAGCGGATAATACTGATTTTTGAGATCCATTACAAATATTTAAAGGTCGTAATACCTTTGCGCCATCTTCATTTTCTATTAAGTGGCTATAATCATCTACATTAAATAACACATTTTGTTGTTTATTGAAAAATTCGGACATAATTAGATAATCAATATCATCAATAATATTTACCTTGTAATTATTTTTAATTGCTAGGAATGATCCATAATAATCGACACCGTGAATAAAACTATGACTATTTAACATTTGACTAGTTAGAAAACAAAAAAAACCATCAATATATGATGTATTGTTAGTATCTTCAATTTTAGGCTGTATTCTTATGCTTTTGTCAAATGATGGTAGATTAAAAAGTTGGGCATCATTATAGTTATATTTACCAACTATATATTTAAATGGATCTAGCAAGGGTGCCATTTTGAAGAAAACTTTTTGTGTCATTGTAAAATCCTCAATATCTGAAATATTTTTCAATTTGCAAGTAAATATGTTATCAGATTTGTCGTTATCTTTTTCCTTAATATCTGATATTGACCATAAATGGTTCAAATTAATTGAACTGTAATTTGTATTATTTAATGAGAAGAAACGATCGTAAATGGGAATGTAGTTCTGCACATTGGAGAGGTTAATTCTTTTGTTAGTTTGAAACTTTGTAAAGAGATTAATATTCTTCCTCTTTTGGTAGTTAACACTAAACATTGTTGTATTTGTAGTTGTAGCCATTAGCTAATAAAAAGATTAATATAAATCATATTTAACTTATTATTTCTTTTCCCTAAACGTCCACCTTTTCCACCTTTTCCACCTTTTCCACCTTTAAAAAGGTGGAGCCAAACATTCAAATTAGGATTTTGTTGTTTCTAATTAGGATTTTGTTGTTTCTAATTAGGATTTTGTTGTTTCTAATTAATTTGTTTGGCTCTTTGCTACTATTTCATATGCGCTTAACGCTTTTTAAAGGTTCACGAAGTTATGATAATTGCGTAAAATTTAATAAATCTTTTATAGGTGTATTAATATAATGAATTTAGAACTAAAGCGTTTTGATATGAAAAGCATTAGTTTCAAACCGAATGAATCAAAGGGTCCAGTTGTAGTTTTAATCGGGCGTCGTGATACTGGTAAATCATTTTTGGTCAGGGATCTGCTATATTATCAACAAAGTATTCCAATCGGGACTGTTATATCCGGTACAGAAGAAGGTAACGGATTTTATGGAGCCCTAGTGCCAAAATTATTTATTCACAATGAATACAATACTGCAATTATTGAGAATATTCTGAAGCGACAGCGCCAGGTTTTGAAACAGATTAAGAAGGAAATGGAACAATTTAAACGCAGCACGATCGATCCTCGAACTTTTGTGATTTTAGATGATTGCTTATATGACAACACTTGGGCGCGTGATAAGATGATGCGACTTTTATTTATGAACGGCAGACACTGGAAAGTGATGTTAATCATCACAATGCAATATCCGTTAGGTATTCCGCCTACGTTAAGAACCAATATAGATTACGTTTTTATTTTAAGAGAGCCATATATCGCAAATAGGAAGCGAATTTATGAGAATTACGCATGCATGTTTCCCACATTGGAGTCATTTTGCCAAGTAATGGATCAATGCACTGAAAATTATGAGTGCTTAGTGATAAATAACAACTCAAAGTCCAACAAATTACAGGACCAGGTCTTTTGGTATAAAGCCGATGCACACAATGACTTCAGATTAGGGTCCAAAGAGTTCTGGGAGCTATCCAAATCCATCAATGACGACGACGAAGATGAGCAATATGATCCGAATAATGTGAAGAAACGTGGGCAAGGACCCAAAATTGCGGTAAAAAAGACAAAGTGGTAATTTACAAAAGGAACAAAAATGTGATGGCAAATGTGGATACTATTTGTAAATTAATAATAACCCTAGATAAAAAACTCTTACATTTAATATCTACATATGCAGTAGTTGTCTGAAAATTAATAGACATAAAAATAGCAACTGATATTATATGATCTAAAAATTGATGTTTTGAATACCCGGCTTGTGTAAAAAAGTGATTATCAAAATCCATTAACAAAATGTAATAAATTATAGCAAATGTTAATGTACTTGTGATTTGAAACGCAAACAAGTTAAAATATTTTACATATCTGTCAGGAACAAGTCCAAAGAAATTTCCAAAAACACAAAAGTCTTCGTATAACTTTGTTTTTCCTTTAGTATTGGCATTTGGTTCATTTGTTTTAGTTGTATCTGTCGTTACTGTATTATTATTATATAATTCACTCATTTAAAATAATATAATATAAAAAATAATTTCATTTTTATATTGTAATTCAATTTATTTATCCAATTCCTAAACAATATTTAATCAATATTTAATCAAGACGTTCCATACTGTCTTCATTTTCCTTTTTATTTAAAGCAAAAGGGCCACTGATTAATTCAGATCTGCCATAATCACTTTGACCAATAACAATATTGTCACCATCAAACAACTCACTTCGAATATCGGCAGCAGAAATAGCGTCATTCTTAGCAAATTTAGCATCATCTACACCAATTAAATTGCCGTCATTGTCAATATCCTGAGTAATGGTGC